ATCAACTCTGGCTCTGGGCACGAGCACTTATGTTTTGACGGCTGGGGCTTCTGCGCCGCAATACACAGCTCAATCATCGTTGTCTGTTGGCAGTGCTACGACAGCCACCAACCTTGCGGGTGGAGCGGCGAACAGAATCGCTTATCAAACTGGTGCTGGTGCGACGGGATTTATAACCGCCCCATCTGTTTCCAGCACCTATTTGCAATGGAATGGAACGGCTTTTGTTTGGAGTTCGGCGGGAGCTGGCACTGTCACTAGCGTAGATGTATCTGGCGGCACAACCGGCCTGACCACATCTGGCGGTCCCGTTACCACCAGCGGAACAATTACGTTATCAGGAACCCTTGTAGCGTCTAATGGTGGCACCGGGCAGGCTTCATATGCCGTGGGCGACATACTTTATGCATCGACTACAAGTGCGTTGTCCAAGCTAACAATTGGCACGAACGGTTATGTTTTAACCTCTTCGGGCACTGCGCCGCAGTATGTGGCCCAATCAACGCTTAGTGTTGGATCTGCAACCAGTGCAACAAATGCAACCAACACTGCTGTAACCAGTAACTCTGCAAACGCCCCAAATTATCTGACGTTTGTTAGCGCCACTACTGGAAACCTTCCGCAGTTGGTAAACTCTTCAATAACTTGCAACCCATCAACTGGGGCCATCACTGGCGGCGTCTCAGGAGGCACATTCTAATGGCACAAACGGGCTATACACCAATCCAGCTTTATTACTCATCAACAACGACCAATGTGCCGCTGGCCGCCAATTTGGCTAATGGAGAGCTGGCTATCAACATTACTGATGGCAAGCTGTTCTATAAGGACAATGCCGGCGTTGTGCAGACAATTGCCACTAAGACGGGTGCTGCGGCCACAGTGTCGTCGGTCGCTCAAACATTCACTGGCGGCATCATTTCGGTTGCTGGATCACCTATTACTACCAGCGGGACATTGGCTCTTACTGTTGCCGGCACCTCTGGTGGCATTCCCTACTTCTCTAGCGCATCGGCTTGGGCATCGTCTGCTGCACTGGCCGCGAACGCAATAGTTCTAGGTGGTGGAGCGGGGGCGGCCCCGGCCACGACCACGACTGGTACTGGAGTCGTAACGGCAATTGGCAACAACATCAACACCACCGGCGGTCTGGTGACTCAATCTGGCACGTTGGCCGCAAGTGCATTGCTACTCGGGGGTGGCTCAGCAACGGCTATTACATCTACAACAACTGGTACTGGAGTCGTAACGGCATTGGGTGTTAACACCGGATCAGCAGGGGCTTTTGTGGTCAACGGTGGCGCCTTGGGAACGCCCTTGAGCGGAACAGTTACAAACCTGACTGGTACCGCATCAATCAACATTAACGGAACAGTCGGGGCAACAACTCCAACAACGGGCGTATTTACAACAGTTCGTGCTCAAGCTGCCGCAACTCAAGACTCAGTACTTCTATCTGGTCGCGCCGGGGGCACCAGTAGCTATGCAGTAACTTTGACTCCAACCACACTTACAGCCAGCCGCACAGTAACTTTCCCAGATGCAGACATTAACTTTACAACCGGCCTTCCGGTAGCAAACGGTGGTACCGGCCTAACGTCAGGAACTTCCGGCGGCGTACTTTATTACTCTGCTTCGGGCACATTGGCCAGTTCGGCGGCTCTTGCCGCAAGCGCCATTGTTCTCGGCGGCGGTGCCGGTGCAGCACCAGCCACCACCACTACTGGCACTGGCGTGGTAACTGCTCTGGGCAACAACACAAACGCAACCGGTGGTTTTGTTACAACTAATGGCACAGCATCTTTAACAAACAAAACACTTACCGGCACACAAGAAACAGTCTTCACTATTACTGATGCTGCGGCGTTTGAAGTTAATCCTGCTAATGGCGGCATTCAGTTAATTACTCTTGGTGCAAGCCGTACCCCGAAAGCAACATCGTTTGCTGCCGGTCAAAGTGTTACCTTGATGGTTAACGATGGCACGGCATACACATTAACTTGGACTGACACCACTTGGGGTACTGGTGGCGTTGTATGGGTTGGAGGTACTGCCCCAACTCTCGCCACAACTGGCTATACAGTTATTGAGTTTTGGAAAGTCAGCACTCAGGTTTATGGTGCGCTTGTTGGGAGCGTAGCGTAATGTTGCACCATATGAATAGGGCTGCCGCTGGTAAAAGAAACCTTGTTTTTGTTGGTGGTGCGGGGCTAAGTGTCGCCGCAAGCAGTACGCCAACATTTTCATTAACCGGTTTAACTGGTGGCATAGCATCTTCACCATCAGCAGGAGATATTGTAATTGCGTGTGTTGGAATAAATAATTCAACAGATAGAGATATTCAATGCACAACATCTGGATATACGGAAATTTTTGATTTATTTAATAGCCCCGCTCAATTTGCTGCTTATTACAAAATTTTAACTTCCGCAGAAACGTCAATATCTTTTTCTACTGGCGTTGCTGTTGTTCCAAGATGTTGTATTCATGTTTGGAGGTATCCAAACGCTACGCAATTAGACGTTGCTGCTGTAACAAATAGCACTACTTTGAGTGCGCCAAATGCTCCATCAATTACTACTGTTACAAACAATGCTGTAGTAATTGCTATGGGTAGACATGAGGCAGGAAGCGGGGGTTCCGCTTTAACAGTTCCAACTGGAATGGGAAACTTTTTTGAAAATAGTTCGGCAGTTTCTGGAACTTGTATTGCTTCAATACTTGTTAGTTTTGCTGGAAGTTATGACCCTCCAGCTTTTGGAGGAGGGGGTGGTACTTCTACTGTAAATTTGGGCGCATCAATAGCAATAAGGCCACTATAAGGATTGACTATGTACATTAAACTTGTCAACGGGACTGTTGATAAATACCCATACTCGTTTGGCCAACTTCAAGCCGACAACCAGCAGACCTCCTTCCCTGCCGAGATGACTAGCAACTTGCTTGCTGAGTGGGGGCTGGTTTCTGTTGCGCCTACTCCCCGACCAAAAGAAGACCACACCAAGACTATTACGGAAGGCCAGCCGCAACTGGTTGACGGGCAGTGGGTGCAAGTTTGGGTGGTTGAAGACGCCCCCGCCGAGGTGATTGCTGCTCGCACGGCCGAGCGGGCTGCCGAGGTGCGGCAGACTCGCGGCGCATTGCTATCGTCATGTGATTGGACGCAATTGAATGACACGCAGGTTGATCGAAACGTATGGGCAAGTTACCGACAGGCGTTACGGGATGTGCCCAAGCAGGCGGGGTTTCCTTGGAATGTTGATTGGCCAATTGCGCCAAAATAAAAACAGAGGATTTGACTGAAATGGATGCTCAAAGCCTGATCAACATTCTTGTGGGTGCTTGTGGTTTCTTCGGCGGCTGGATGATTAACAGCCTCTCCAAGTCCATCATAAGAGTGGAAGACAAGCTCTCTGAGCTTCCCTTGCTTTACGTCACCAAAGACGACTACCGCGACGACATCGCGGACATCAAAGGAATGCTGGCCAAGATTTTTGACAGACTAGATGGAAAGGTTGACAAGTAATGCAAGACTTTCTGGATGTCATCAATACTCTGTGGCCAATTGCCGTAGGTTTCACCGCGCTGGTGTTCTGGCTGGCTAAGTCACATTCCGACATCGAGCAGCTGAAAGAGAAAGTCCGCGTACTGTTTGAGCTGTTCAACGAGAAGATGAGGGGGAAAGAATGAACTGGGCAAACATTGTTCCAATGGTTTTTCCCATCCTTGTGGCGGCGGTGGGTTGGATGATTACGTCAGTCAACTCCCTGCAGTCTGACTTGATTGATATCAAGTCCAAGATGCCTGCGTTGATCACTCCGCAAGGTGTACCCACCGATTCGCCCTTGTCTGCTGCGGCAAGAGCCCAGCTCAAAGAAGACCTAGTAACGCGCATCCAAGAACTGGAAGTGCGTGTCCGATTGCTAGAAGAACGCACAAAGGAGCGCCGCTGATGTTCACCATCCTATCCACCATTCTGGGCTTTGCCTCCTCCGGCCTCCCGAAGGTCCTCGACTTCTTCCAAGACAAGTCAGATAAGAAGCATGAGCTGGAGCTGGCCCGCATCCAGAACGAGCGCGAGTTGGCCATGGCAGAACGTGGTTTTGCCGCTCAGCAGAAGATTGAAGAGATCAAGTTGGAAGAGATCCAGACAGAGGGTTACTACAAAGAGCGTGAGGCTCTCTATCAGCACGACATGAAGATTGGTGAGGGTGCCTCGCAGTGGGTGATTAACCTCCGCGCCTCGGTTCGCCCTGTGGTGACCTATCTGTTTGTTGCCCTGCTGGTGGTTGTAGACATCAGCGGCATTTGGTGGGCATGGTCTACCGGCGTGGACTTTGCTAAAGCCATGGAACTTTGCTTTGACGACCAAGAGATGCAGATCCTTGCCACCATCATTGCGTTTTGGTTTGGTAGCCAAGCGTTTCAGAAGAAATGAAAGCTTCTGACAAATGCAAAGCCATGATCAAGCACCATGAGGGCGTTAGACCTAAGCCGTACAGATGCCCGGCAGGTTTATGGACGGTGGGGGTTGGGCACCTCATCGGAGATGGAAAGACGTTACCGCCAGAGTGGAATAGAACACTCTCGCCGAATGAGGTTGATTCGCTGCTTGCGGCTGACCTACGACGTTTTGAAAGAGGCGTCCTTCGTCTGTGCCCTGTGGATCTTACTCAAGGGCAGTTCGACGCCTTGGTCAGCTTTGCCTTCAATCTTGGGCTAGGTGGTTTGCAACGCAGCTCGGTAAGGATGTGCACCAACCGAATGGACAAAGATGGTGCGGTTCGTGGGCTGATGAAGTACACAAAGGGCGGTGGCAAGGTGCTACCGGGTTTGGTTAAGCGTCGATCTGATGAAGCGACCTTATATGTGAGTTAATCATGAGCACAGCAGAAAAAACCAACCCGGGCAAATGGAAGCGCATCGTTGCTTCCGTTAAAGCTTCTGGCAAAGGGGGATCCCCGGGGCAATGGAGTGCTCGTAAGGCCCAACTAGCCACCCAGAAGTACAAATCGTCTGGTGGCGGTTATAAAGGCCCTAAGAAGGCCGATAACAGCCTGTCTCAATGGTCTAAGCAGGACTGGGGCACCAAGTCCGGCAAACCGTCTACGCAAGGCTCTGAAGCCACCGGCGAGCGGTATCTGCCGAAGAAAGCAATCCAGTCTCTGTCGTCTTCTGAATATGCATCGACCAGTCGCGCTAAACGAGAAGGCAAGGCTGAGGGTAAGCAGTTTGTATCGCAACCTGAGAAAATAGCGAAGAAGACTGCCAAATATAGGAGCTGGTGATGACTGCAGCCGCCGTAATGACCTACGACTCGCTGGTCAATGACATCTCGACCTACCTCGAGCGTACCGACACGGCAACGCTGGAGAAGATTCCGCAGTTCATCATGCTGGCGGAACAAATCATTGCCGCGGACATCAAGTTTCTGGGTAACCTGAATGTCGTCCAGAGCAACATGGTTGCCAATGAGGATGTGCTGGATAAGCCCGCCCGGTGGCGCAAGACCGTCTCTATGAACATCACCGTGGGTGGCAAGCGCCAGCCTGTCTTGCTACGTGACTATGAGTACCTTCGAGAGTACTGGCCAGATCCTACGCAGACTGACACCCCGCTGTACTACAGCGACTATGACTACACCCACTGGCTGGTAGCGCCGACCCCGGACACTAACTACACCTTTGAGGTTCTGTACTACCAGCGCGTGCCGCCGTTGAGTTCTGCTAACCAGACTAACTGGTTCACCGAGTATGCCCCGCAGGCCATGCTCTACGGATCGCTCCTTCAAGCTATGCCGTTCCTGAAGAACGACGAGCGGGTGCAGTTGTGGCAAGCCATGTATCAACAAGCCATTGAAATGCTCAAGCTTGAGAACGTAGCCCGTATTGGGGATCGTCAAGCCATTGTGAGGGATGCATCATGAGTTACAACAGCCCATTTACGGGGAACGTCATCCAGCCGGTTGATGTTTCATATCGTGCCATCGCTCTATCCGCGGACACTCAACTGGATTGGCCGGTCAACGGCAACGCCACAGATAACTTTGCTGCGCGGATCATGGAGGTCACTCCGAGCGCAGGCAGCCTGTCTTTGGCCATGCCGCCGGGCAATCAGGTCTCTGTTGGTCAAGATGCCCTGATTCTTAATAGCGGGGCGTACACCTTCACGGTGAAGACGTACGGG